CGCTTCTGGCAGTGACACACCAGCAAATAGCTGGGTAACTGGTGCTTCTGGCATCGCACACCCATTCGAGCACGGACAGGGTAATCCATTCTGGTTTGTTCAAGCTCCCGCTTCAGCGGATTCGGCAACTGGTCAGATTACAGCACGGGTTCTTTATCCTTCAATTCCTTTAAGGACCAATGCAACAGATGGAAACATTTCAGATCCAACAAATGCATATTTTGGAGCCGATACTACACAAAAAAATAACAATCGTTTTGAGCCCAGTATTGTTGATGTTCTTAGGGCGCTACCAGATGCCACTGATACATTCTCAGGAACTAACGCTGGTAGTGAGTTCTCTTATGTCTTTACGCTTGATGATCTTAGTGGCTCCACTATTCCTGCTGGAGCAGATGGGGAAACTGCTGTCTATAGTTCTGGTTCAAGAAATCGAGGTGTTTCTTTGACCGCGATTAGCGGCACCTATGAGCAGGTGCTTGATATGGGATACAACAGATTTACTGTTCCTATGCATGGCGGCTTCGATGGCTTAGATGTTACAGAAAAAGAGCCATTTAACAATACCGACCTTAGTGGAAAAACCGATACAACCAGCTATGCTTTCTATAGCTTGAGACGCGCAATTGATACTGTAGCGGATCCAGAAAGAGTCGAATACAATATTATGACAGTCCCTGGTATTAACAATCCTTCTTTAACTGCTCATGTTCTTGAGGTTTGTGAAAGAAGAGGAGATGCTCTTGGGCTCATTGATATTGAGAGCGGCTATGTTCCACAAACAGAAAACACGAATAGCCAACAAAATAATGCAGGCTCTGTTTCGACCGTGGTCTCAAAAATGAAAGAAAGACAACTGAACACAAGTTATGGCGCTGCCTATTACCCCTGGGTTCAAATTCGCGACACCATTAGTGACAGTCTCTTGTTTGTCCCACCATCAGTTGTTGCTCTTGGAACATATTCCAGCGCACAAAAAAATTCAGAGCTTTGGTTTGCACCCGCAGGATTTACTCGCGGCGGCTTGACTGAGGGTTCCGCAGGACTTCCAGTTATTCAAACCCGTGCTCGACTTACTTCTAAAGAACGTGATGATCTCTATGAAGCAAACGTTAACCCAATTGCGACTTTCCCATCAGAGGGAATTGTGATCTTCGGTCAAAAGACGCTTCAAGTTACACCTTCTGCTTTAGATAGAATTAATGTCCGTCGTCTCATGATCTTTATCAAGAAGGAAATTTCAAGAATTGCAGCCACAATCTTGTTTGACCAAAATGTTCAAGCAACTTGGAACCGATTCTCTTCCAGAGCAGACGCATTCCTTTCGAGTGTGCAAGCACGCTTGGGTCTAACTGATTACAAGATCGTTCTTGACTCAAGCACAACAACGCCAGAGTTGGTTGATAGGAACATCATGTATGCCAAGATTTTCCTTAAGCCAGCACGAGCAATTGAATTTATCGCTCTCGACTTTGTTATCACAAATACGGGCGCAGGATTCGAGGATTAATAAATAAGATACTATATAGTATAAACAGGAGATACACAAACAATGGCAACAGATTTTTGGAGAAACCCAAACTTTGAACCGAAAAGAGGATTTAGATTCCTCGTGCAACTTTCACTGCCCAGCGCTGAAGGGTTACAGGATGTTACATTTTTAGCAAAATCTGTTGACAAACCATCATACAGTATAAGCACATCCGAACATCAATTTTTCAACCACACCTTTTATTACCCAGGTCGTGTAACTTGGAACAGTATTGACTTGACTCTTGTTGATCCAGTATCTCCTAACGCTTCCCAGTTGTTGTATGATTATTTGGAAAGTGCTGGTATTCGAAAACCAACTAATTTTAATCAATCAACAGCTACTACAATTACAAAAGCGACTGCTGTTGGTGCTAAGACGGATCTTATTATTCAAGAAATCGCTACCCAAGGCGGATCAAACACTTCTTTGGTTGTTGGTGAGTGGAGATTATTAAATTCGTTCTTTACAGATGTGAGCTTTGGTTCTCATGATTATGGAAACGAGGAAATGATTGATGTATCTGTCACTGTTCAGTATGACTGGGCAGAATATGTTACGTCTGATTCACCATCACCAGTTGATCCGGCTCTAAGACCGTAAGCAGATAATAAAATATTTTTATAATAACTATTTAAATTGTTATCATAGGTATGTTATCCTATGGTTAGACAACAACAAAGAGGTGTAAATGTCTAGAAATAAGAAGCGTACAGCTTCTGCTGCCTCTGCTGTTCCGGCAGCAGTTACCACTGAGCCAACAACCGCAGCACCAGCAACGCTCTCATATGTAACTCCAACTGAGTTTGTTGAGATACCTTCTCGTGGCATGTTTTATCCTACCAATCACCCGCTTCACGGCAAAGAGGTAATTGAAATGAGGTATATGACAGCCAAGGACGAGGATATCTTAACTTCAACTGCTTTATTAAAAAAGGGTCTTGCAATTGATAGATTGATTGATAATCTTATCGTTGACAAATCAATTAGGGCAGAAACACTTTTGGTTGGAGATAAGAATGCTGTTATCTTAGCTGCACGCATTTCGGGTTATGGTGAAGACTATCAAGTCGAAACAACATGTGAAGCCTGTGGTGCGACAAATGATGTTGTGTTTAATTTGTCTGAAATACCACACAATCACGGATATCAGCCAGATGAGAATAACGATACAGTGTCTGCAACACAGAATGGAACGTTTATGGCTACTCTGCCCAGGACACAGTTTCAAGCAGAGTTTAGGTTGCTTACCGGCGAAGATGAAAATTACTTAGAGCAATCTGCTACTAAGCTGAGAAAGCTAAGGCTACCTGATGCCACGGCAACAAATTTGCTTAAAAAGCTTGTTGTATCCGTTAATGGCGTGACTGTGCCGTCAGAGATAGCCGCCTTTATTGACAATATGCCAGCCCAGGATGCACGCTTCCTTCGTGCTTGCGTCCAAACTGTAACTCCCAATGTAGATATGACTCAAGAAGTTGAGTGTTCGTCTTGCGGTGCGATAGCCGAAATGGCGGTGCCGTTCACTTCGGAGTTTTTTTGGCCTAACTGATGAATACATGGCTGAAGTCTATGAGCATTTCTTTTACTTAAAAATGCATGGAGGGTGGAGCTTTATAGAGGCATATAATTTACCAGTTCAATTAAGAAATTGGTTTGTAAATCGTTTGTCTAAACATTTCGAAGATGAAAACAAAGCACACGATGCAGCTATGAAAAAATCAAGATAATAAAAAACGGGCTATAAATGCCCGTTTCTTTTTTTGTTAAACTATTTATAAGAGATAAGTATACTTGGAGGTCCACATAATGAACGAACCAAATGATTTAGTGCCAATTGAAATTAACTTAAACCCCAGCGAGGCAGATTTATTAAGTGAAAGCTGGCTTGCAATGATGGGCGGAGCAATTGAAACAATTCTCGGCGGCATGTTTGGTGGACGCTCTGTGCCCGTTAGAATCTCTGGCACAAGAAAGCAAGTAGACTCTTTTAAAAGCGCTCTTGGTAATGAGGCAAGATATCTCAAAGCAATGAAGCGTTATGGCTTGGACAAACCCGAGACACTTAGAACAAAGGCACAACTTGATCGTGCGATTAAATCTTTTGAAAGAGATACGGGTATCAAGTGGCCATTTAAGTAGGAGGACGATAAATGGCTGAGACCCCAGAAGAACAACAAAGACGCATTGCTCTTGCCCAAGAAGAATACGAACAAGCCCAGCTTAGACGCGAAGAGTTAGAGCGTGAAGGGGCATCTCGTGAAAAGATTGCAAAAGCTATCGCCGCGCAGGCAAAAGCCGAGGAAGATCTTGCAAGAGCGAGGGGCATCTCAGGCGAAGCCTTACGAGCGTTCACAAGAGATACTGAAGCCGCCACCGAAGCATCCAAGCGTGCTACCGAAGCCGTTGAAGCCTCCAAAAAAGTTACTGAAAGCTTTGAGAATCAGCTTAAAAAGAACATTAAAACACTAACAGGTGTCACTGAGCAATCTGATACTCTAATTGGTTCCTTTATTAACATGTCAAAGGAAACCGGAGGTGTCATAGGCGCTTTCAAAAAAATGGGCGAGACACTTTCTGAAACAATGACTGCTCAGAACGTTGCCACTTCAATTGCTCAAAAATATGTAGAGGGCACCATTGGTTTGGTGATGGCACTTGATTCGGCAACTGCTGGATTTGCAAAAGCAACAGGTCTGGGAAAAGCATTTAATGATCAAATTACATCGCTTGAGTCTGATCAAAGACGTTTCGGCGTAACAGCATCGGAATCCGCAGCCGCGTTCGGATCACTTGTTGATGGTTTATCTGGCTTTGCTTTGATGGGCGACGATGTGCAAGGCGCACTTGCAACAGAAGTTGCTCAATTAAGTGAGCTTGGAGTAACTTCAAGCGATGCGGCAGGTTCTTTTAATTCATTAATGAGAAGTTTCGGAATGACGGCTGGAGAGTCTCAGAATCTTACGAAAGAAACAGAAGTATTGGCACAAGAGCTTGGAATTTCTGTAGGCGAGGCAGTTAATAATCTTAACTCTGCTTTGCCGCAACTTGCCGCCCTGTCAAAAGATCAAGTCGGACCAGCGTTTAAAGAACTTCAAAAACAAGCTGTTGAAACAGGTATGGCAGTCGGTGACCTTATTAGTATTGCCGATGGGTTTATGACTTTTGATGATGCAGCGACCGCAGCAGGTAATTTAAATGCTGTTCTCGGAACACAGACTTTTGACACAATGAGTCTTCTTGAGGCACAAATGGAGGGTCCGCAAGCCTTCATAGAGACATTTCGCTCACAACTTCAATCAAGTGCTACAGACTTTGAGGATATGGATGTTTTCCAGAAAAAAGCAATTGCCAACGCAGCAGGCTTAACTTCGGAACAGCTAAATCAATTAATGATGTCGGAAAACATCACCGAAGAACAAAAAAGAGAAGCAGAACAAAGAGAGAAAAATCTTAAAGCAGCGATGACGCTTAAAGACGAACTAATGGCTCTTGCAGCAGAGTTATCTGTTGCTCTTTCGCCTATCTTGACGGTTGTAAAAGGAATTGTTAGCGGCTTTGCAAGTATTAATCGATCAATTAAAGAGACTGTGGGCGGTGGTGCTTTCGGCACATTGCTTTCAGGTGCAGCAGTCGTTGGTGGTGCATACGGTGGAATGAAACTTGGTCGCAAGCTTTTATCAAAAGTAACAGGTGGAAAATTTGGTGGTCCAAAAGTAAAACAAAAGATTAATCCTGATGGCTCTACAAATGTAAAAATTGTTGGAAAAGCTAAGACCGATGTGACAGAAGCCCTGGAAAAAAGCAGTTTTTTCAAAGGTCTTAAAAATAAACTAATGGACAAAGGAAGAAGCCTGCTTGGAGGTATTAAGGAAAAAGCAATGGACTTTGGGCGCAACCGCGTGGGAAATCTAATGGACGCCGGAACTTCAGTTGCCAACTTAGCAAAGAGTATTCCAAAACCCAAAAAAGGGAA